CACCACTCTCGCCTACTGCAAGAAATGGTAACTGTGGTTCTTCATTTGCTATATCAAATATAGACTTGTTGATAGAGTCTTTTACAAACTGTTGTAATCCTACAGCACTTGTAAAGTTTGCAGAAGTTAATGGTATTTCATTAAGTTCTCTAAGGACTTCGTTTGTTAACTCTAAATATGTTGTTGCCATTACTTACCTTTAGCTTTTAGTTTTGCTTTTTTACTTAAATCTTTAAAATGAAATAACTTTACACTTGTTTTAGTGTGTGATTTATTTGTATGTAAATCTCCATTAGCCATTTTGTGAGAACTGCCTTTATGTTCAGTTCCGTCTCTTTTATAATGTGGTACGCCTTTCATATTAACAAGGTTTAGCTTTTGGCATTCCACCATCTTTGTACATCATTCTACCTGTACTAGCTTTTTTTCTTTGTATACCACCAGCTTTATTATTTTTTCTACCTGCACCTTCACCGTCAGCTATTTTTTTAGACATTTTAATGTCCCTAATAATTTTTTTTCTAAGCTGTCCGTCACTTAAACCCATAGCTCCTTCAGTGCCGCTTAAGTATTTTACCGTACTAGTAACATATTCTTCAGAAATTTTTCCGCTAGGCATTAATCCATTAATTCCTTTATAACTTTTTTTTTGTGGTTCCATATTATTCTCCTTTTTTAAAATAGGTGGAGGAATCCTAAGACCCCTCCGAGTTTGGTATCAGTTAATACCGTAGACTGTACTATTAACCCGCTTGAGTTGTAGTAATACCGTCTTGAACTTTACACTGTCCGTTAAGATACCAGTTAGTGCCATCAGACCATACATGAACAAAATCTCCGTGTACTGCCTTATTAGCGACTAATGAAATAGTATCTGCATCAGTAACTGTGGCTACTGAACCTGCTGCATCTTCCGGAGAAGATACGTTACCCACAATAATATTAGCACTAGATGCTGTTACGATTGTATGAGTACCTGTAGGTTCGGTTGCTCCAACATAGAACCAATACTCTAAACCTGCTGCTGGAGCCGGAAGAGTTGATACTTTAGCTGCTGCTACGTTCATAACAAAGCGAGTACCTGATTCTGCTGCTGTAATTACATTTGCTGCGACTACGGCTTCAGTGTCTGAAGGTTTCTGAATCTTCTCAGCTAATACTCGAACATCGACTGTTCTTGCTGAGTTACGTCCAGTATCCCTTATATTTTCAATTGTCATATTATTTACCTCTGTAAATTTATGCGTTAAAAAAAGTGAAAGGGTCCGAAGACCCTCTCGACCTGACTACTTAGTCAATACCGTAGAATGCACTTACAATGGCTTCGTCTCTAAGTACTTTCGCACCATAGACATGAAGACCACGCACAATGTCACCAAACGAAGTTGGGTCTCTCAACACTTCTGTTGAAAGGATTGTGTTAGCAGTTGCAGTAGATGACATGTGTCCAGCCAAACATTTACCAGCAGCATTAGATGTTGCAGCAATGTTGTTTGATTTGTACATATCAAAACCACGTAGTTTTCCACTTGATACTAGTCCGTTTCTAATCGAACCTTGTCCACCATTGTAGTCAACAGACAACAATTTAGAACTAGATTGACCTAGAATCTCGTAGAAGTCAGGACTTGCAACAAACCAACGACCTTCTTCAGGTACGTTCTGTTCGTCTAATAGTCTTGCCATTCTACCCATGATATCTAAAGGGTCATGTTCGTCAGAACCAAAACCAATATCAAGGTTACCAGTACCATCTAAAGTTCCAGCTGCTAAATCAGTAGCACTGTCAGAACCTAAGATGTGGTTAGGTGAAGATGCAGAGCATCCAGCAAACATAGTAACTAAAACAGCAGCGTCATAAGCATCTTTCAATGCGTATGCAGCAGAGCTTGAAGCAACTTCTTTGAAGTTAACATGTGACATGTTGCTCTCAATATCATCTACGATGAATTTAAAAGCGTTAGCACTGTCAACAACTAGAGTTGTTTCTGCGTCTGTTAGCATGGTTTGCGTAGTATCGGTATTTCTTGTGTACGCTGACACTGAAATAACGGGTTCTTTTATAATATTAACTGAGTCTCCGAATGCAGATATCTCACCGGAATAATCGGTGTTTGTGATAGCTTCAATTACAGACGATTTTCTGAAAAAGTTTAGAACCTTTTTAGAGTAAACCGCAGGTAAAAAGAAACTATTAGTTTGTCCTGCAACAGAGTTAGCAAAGTTACTATTTGTATCCGTAGATGCTTCAAAAAATTGAGCCATGGGATATTCTCCTTGTAGTTATAGTTTATTAATTAAACTATATAGTTTATTTTGTGATTCTGCCTTCTTGCCAAGCTTCGTTGATAGCATTTTCATACTTGTCATACTCCGCCATGCTCATTGCAGCAATCTCCTTTTCTGACCAAACTTTCTCTTGCGATGAATCTACACTAGTTGTTTTAGTGGAAACCATGTCTGCAGCAGAACCTTTGGTCGGTTTATTAGAAGATGACTTAGTTTTAGGAAGTTCTATTCCAAAATCTTTTTTAAATAAATCTAAAGCACGTGAAGCTAGGTCGGCATCATCAGCATTCTTGTATATCCAATCTTGAATAGACGTAGGCTGATCTTTTGCCCAACCATGGAAATCGTCACTGTTTCTGATATCTTCAAAATCAGGATGTCTTTCCATTAACCTTTGTTCTGCACTTTGTCGTACTAACTCTGTCTCACGTTCTTGGAGTTTACTAAGGCGTTCTTCTAGAACTTTTGCTTTAGACTCCGATTCCATATGAGCTACAGTTTCTACAACTTCATACACATCAGGATATTCTGCTCTGAATCTTTCAAGTTCTTCTGGAGACTTTGGAGCTTTGTAAGCTGGTCTATTACTAGTAGCTTCGTCTAAAAGTTCTTGTTCTCTAGATTTAAACTCATTCAGTTTAGAATCATAATGTTTTTTTAAATCATCGTAGCGTTTCTTGTAGTCTGGTCTCTTGTAAGGGGTTTCCTTCTTTGATTCCAATTCTCCTGTGTTGACACTTCCTTCAGCTTCCACTTCATTAATGTCATCGCTTTCAAACAATCTATTCTTTGGTTCTTCAAAGTATACACTGTTAGATGATACAAAAGGTTTATCTTCTCCTTCGTGCCAAGACTTATTTTGATTATAAGGGTTTGGCGTTTCTTCTTTGACTTTATTATTAGCCATCTTCTTTTCTCCTACTAAGGGCTTCGTTCACAAGGTAGCTCTATGTCGACTAGAGGGCTTGTTTGTAAAGGTCGCCTTTCGGTTTGTTTTGATAGAGTGCCTACAAGTAGGGTAGCTCTATCGGTTAGTTTGTTTAGCTTCTTACGTGTCTTTGATCGGGATCGAGCATCATTTTAGATTTAATACCTTTCGATATTTCATCTTCATCTAATAACCCTCTGGTATTATTTACAGTAGCTTTTGCAATTTGAACTTTTGGTTCTTTCTGCTCTTGCACTTCCATAGTAACAGTTTCTTCCTCTTCAGGCATTCCGCCTTCAGCTAAACCTTGTCTTTCTTCTGCTTTCATTTCTGCATCTTTCATCATCGCCATTAAATTGTCGGCTCCGATTTCTTCTACAGCTGCGGCAGTAAAGACAAATTCTCCATCAGATAACCTTGCGGGTATCGAATCAGAGACTCCTGAACCCGGACCTTCAACAGGACCAGACCCAGCAAATTCTTGAGCAACGTCTATTACTTTATCAAAAAGCATAGACATTTCTCCATCTTGTTCTAATTTTGACATAAGCATTTCTTCTTCTTCATCTGTCAATGCTGTGTCAAGTATGTAATCTATAAATTCATCTTCCATCTCATCATCTGGAAGAATGTCTTCTTGTGGTTGTTCCATCATAGGTTCACCCATTGGTTGTTCCATCATAGGTTCATCCATTGGTTGTTCTTCTACAGGCATATTATCAGCTAAAAGAGACCCACCAACTGCAAAAGCACCACGACCTTCTAACACGTCAGCGTAGGTAACTTCTCCATCTTTATTTAAATCTGGAAAGCTATCATCTTTTAATAAACTCTTTTTTTTCATATTTCCTCTTTACGATTAATTGCTTCTCTAACCTGTAGGTCCAGTTGCTCTAGGCGTACCAGAGAATTGATCTTCCCCTGACTGCGGAACATTTCCGATTCCGATGTTGCCACCACCAGTGCCTGTAACTCCAAGGTCTTGAGGTTGTTGAGGAGCTCCTTGAACGCCTCCCATATTATTGGGTTGCCCGTCAGGGCTTTGAGCTTCAGGGCTAGTTGTTTGTCCAGCATTTTGCATTCCTATTATTTGTGCCATGATAGCTGCTTCTTCAGGGTCATTAAGTATTTCCTCTGGGTCTAAGTCTAAGCTATAAGCAAGTTCACTTACAAGTTTAGAAATCTTAACGAACGGAGCAATAGCAGGATTTTGTGCAGTTTGTAAGAATGTAGTTAGTCGTTGACTTCGTACTTCTTTCTGCATCAAGCTGTTTGTTCCAGTAGCTCTAACTTCTAAATCACCTTTGACATCTAACCCACCTTCAAAGAACTGCATGTTCCACTGAAAGAAAGCCTCTCCTAGAGGTCTTAATAAAAAGTCGTCAAGGTTTTTGACAACTGTTTTAACATTTAAACTTGATGCACCTAGTAACATAGACATGCCTGATGCAGTCCTTGTCATACTTTGTACGCCTGTTTGTCCGTGAGAATAACTTGGTATTCCTGTTTGTTCGTCTGCAAGTTGTCTAAACTTGTCAAACATCATCATGTTCTCTGGTGCTGTGTTAGGAAACTTCAAACCATGTATAGCTTGTCCGGGCATTCCAGCTTGTCTTCTAAAGATTTTACCCGGATATATTTCCATTGATTGTCCACCAACTAAGGCAGACTCATCTACATCAAAAACTAATGACCCAGCCATTGCTAGGTTATCTACAGCCATTCTTGCATGACCGTTCATAATCTGTTGAGAATCATCCATGTTCTCTGCTACACCAATACCAAAGAAGTTATAAGGGTTTCTTTCGTATGGGAAAGCGTGGTACGGTAATCTGTAAGGAGTAAATGGATTAACAACTGCTCTAAGCAATTGATTTCCACATGTCCATGCATTTACTTGTACTTCATCTAAATCATCTATATCGTCAGCAAGGTCTATGCCTACTGCACGTGCATACTCTGCATCCATGATTCCCCAATACTCAATAACTTCAAAGTTAGATTCGTATTCGTCTGCTCTTGAATCATCCTTAAGATGAGATTCAAAATCTTTTTCTTCGTAGTTAGCCCCTTGTTGTATACATTCTCGTATGGCATCCTCATTAAAGTAAGGCATGTTACGAAGTTGTCTAAGTTGTGACTTGTTCATCTTATGACGATGAATTACAAACTCACACTCGTCTACATTAGTAGCACCGGGGTCAGGATAAAAATCCCAACAGCTAACAAACTCTATGCGAGGAACTCTTACTTCTAGTGGGTTATAATTTCTTTCACCGTCTTCATCCGTATCCCACTTGTGAAGTTTCTTATTAAAGTTAAATGGTCCTTTTACAATCCCTGTGCCTAGCAGAGCAGATTCTAAAAGAGCATTTCTAATTTCTGATGAACCTTTTGATTCATCTATCTGGTCATGGATAAGTTTTTCCATTCTCCTCGCAGCTTTCTGAGCTGGAGATAATTCTAATACTTGAGGTATTGGACTAAAGCCTTCAACTAACTGATCTTCTACTTTGTCTTCAATACTATCTTCAAAGATACCATTACCAAAAGAAGCTCCGGGCTTAAGAACTTTTCCGTCACCTTCGTATCCTACATCGTATGGGTTATCTAATCTATTACCAATATCGTCAGGTATTTCACCACCACCCATAGTACTTTCAATTCCGGGAGGAGCTACTTGCGTATCAAGATAAGCACTTGCTAATTCTCCTTCTGGTATTTTTGTTTCTGTAATTCCAATAGGAAACTTACCTGCTCCAAAAATAACATCGACTAGCTGCCCAAAGGCTGCAAGTACTTTTGTTTTTGTAATCTTTACAAAGATACGAGACTTCTCTGAGTCTCTAAACTTAACGGACTTATTGTAAAGTCCTCTGTAGTTTTCGTATGCTTTTAACCAACGAGTCTCGTCAGTCTTTCTAGCGTCTTGTGCTTGTTGAAATCTACCTTTGA